CCAGAAACAGCGTTAGCCCTGCCATTCCCAACCATCTGGGTTTTTGATGTTTTTGGAAGACTTGCAATAACAGCTCCAGCAGCAGTTCCATTTGTGGTGATCACAATCTGAACTTCAAAAGTAACTGCATTTCCAGAGATCTGATACTTTCCAGAAGCAGATGCTGATGAAAGAGTTCCAGTGGCCGCACTAAGTGTTGGAGTGTAAAGTTTCCAGTTATCAATTCCAATATTATCAGAAGTGTACAACTCAAGTGCGGATTGAAGTCCACTTTCGTTTGTGCCATTTCCGGCAAAGATATTGTTTCCAATTCTTCCACTTGGAATTGTGGTTGTGCTTAGTCCAACTGTATTTGCCGGAGCATCCCCGTAAGCTCCCAAGAAACAATTCTCAATAAGCAGGTCTCCAATCGCGCCATCTAAACGTATTCCAATGCCGTTTGATGCGAAGTTGCATGAGGACACGGTTATCTGGTCAGCATTGCTTGCCGTTATGCTGATTCCATTATTTGTGTTGTTAATAAAATCACCAGAAATAATTCGTATTCCAGAAACGTATCCACTGGTTCCATCAATATCAAAACCTGTCCCTGAATTTTCGCCGTACCATCCACCAACAAAGTCACACCTTTCTACCTTACCAGTCCCGGTTGGCACAATTTCCACGCCTTTTGTTGCTGTGTCAAAAACAGTGCCGTAAGCATCCACTAGAGACGCAACCTGTCCACTTGCCGGAGAGATCTTAAAGCACGAACCTTGGTTGATGATTACAAGCCCAGCACCAAGGCTCATTACATCGACAAATCCAGCAAACACTCCGAATGTAGCAGCAGTTGTTTGGTTTTTGATGTATCCGTTGTTGATTGAGCAATTCTCTACCCTGCCAGAATTACCAACTTGGATTGCTCCAAGCACTGCATCAAACATTGAGAACGAATCAATGACGATGTTGTCAGATGAGTTTATGGACAACCCTATGTAGTGTCCACTCATGTAAAAGTCAGAAAACTTTACTCTGCTTGAGCCAGAAATAGAAATAAACGCACCATTAGTTCGAGTAACACTAGCTGATGCATAAAACTTGGAAAATGAAACTCCACTTGCTCCTGTTACTGTAAAAAATGGAATAGTCGCTGTTGGGTTTAGAAATCTGGTTGCTCCGTTTTGGTAACCAGATCCTTCAATGGATATTGAATTTGAAATAGTTATTCCAGAAAACTTAAATGTTCCAGATGGAAAAACAACAGCCCCAAATGTTCCAAGACTATTGATAGCCGCCTGAATCGCTGCCGTATCATCAGTAACTCCATCTCCCACTGCCCCAAAGTCTTTCACAGACACGCTTTCACGAGCCTTGTCCTGCATGTTCCGCGTAATCGCACCTACTCCGGCCTGAATGAACGACACAGAAGAGCCAGGAGTCTGGTCACCAGTAATGACTGCACCACCTTGGAACAAGAACTGGTCACCAAGAGCAGCCGGCGCAGTCAGTGTCACAGTCGAGGAGTTCGTCTCCAAGTAGTCTAGACCAAGGTTTAGTCTCAGTCCGTTTCGATAGACCTCCAGCGTCTCAGTGCCAGGGAGGTAGCTAAACACGGTCAGCGAAAACGTAGTCTGGCTCGCAGTCGCAGTAATGAGCTGCGTGGAGATGTCGAAGACCGAGCTGGGAGCATCAGACTGGTCGAAGGCTGAGTACACGAATACACGCCGGCTGTTCCGTACAGTGATGCTATAGGTGTCGTTCTCGACGTAGACGTTACTAGGGCTGCCATTACGGCTTGGGAAGCCTCCTATGGTACGAATTGGCTGGGCAGCAGGAATGGTCCTTGCAGCGTCCCAGAAGACGTTTACAGGGGCTGTCTCTGGGTTCAGGTTAGACTGCCCGATAAAGATGTAGCCGTTCTCAAGAGGAGAACCGTCGAGGTCGTTGAAGACAGGGAATGGAGATACGATGGAAGAGGACATTACTGGGACTCCTGTTTGGTTTCTGCGCCTTGAGGCACAAGGTAAGGTTTAATGAAGGCTTTAGCCTGTGGAAGATTCTTTTTATCGAGAGGACGCAGCAGTTGAGCCATTAGATCTTTGTCTGTCATCGCCTCAATCATAATTGCTCTAGCCCTTCCTGAAGGGTCGCCAGAAACTATGTTTGGCAAAAGCTCGGCCAAAGCACGAGTGGTTGCGCCAACGATTCCTTGCCGGCTTCCTTCTGGCAGAGTCTTGTATGCGATTTTGCCTAAAAACCCAAGCAGGTTGTTTGACAGCTTTTCGTTGAACTGCTCTTTCAGTGCAGTGTTCAAGCTGGTTACAGACTGCCCGGCAGAAGCACGACGGAAGCGTTCCATCACTTCCATTTGTCCACGGTAAATATCGAGCATGTTCAACTCTCGATTGCCAAGCAACGTCTTGACGGCATTTCTCATGTCTGATCCTTCAACCAGCATGTTGTTGAGCTTCGAATACGATTTTGCAAGGTCGTCCATTGTGACCGTTGCCGTTGGATCATCAATGGTCGAAACCACCTCGCCAAATCGTGTGACCTCTTTATTGATCCACTTTCTTGCTGCATTTTGAAGCCCTTCAGTCGCTTTGCCAGTAGTGTCCTTTGACGCCAACGCAATCAGCTCCTTTGCAGCTCTCTCTGGATTATCAGACTCCATCAGAGTGTTGATTGCTCTGGTTGGAGATTTTCCGATAACCAATTCAGCCGCACTATTTGCTGCGTCTTCTTTTGACTTTTGAACCTCTCGCTTAGCTGTTCTTCTTGCTGCCTCCTTAATTGCAGCAGCACCCTGGCGAGCCTCCTCGGTCGTTCCAGTGCGGATCATACCAAACGCACGCTTTGCAGCCTGTACTCCGCCACCCGTTACAGAAACAACCTCAGACGCACGAGTGATGTCATCCAGATACGCTTTAATGGTTGGCAGTGCTTCAGGAAACTCTTGCAACCATGTCTCAACGGACCTGTCGTCTAACCATTTATTGATCTTTGCTGGAGTTGCGTCTTTGCCAACACTTTCAGCAAGGTCATTCACGATCCAGCTTTTGACAGCATCAACGCCAGTTGAATCACCCTTCAATGCGTCTTTAAGCTGGCGAACCCTTTCAACTGGTCCATTCAAAAACACATCAAGTGTCCTTGAGTCCTCGGTGCCTCCAAACTTGTTGAATACGCCCTTTGCGGGCCCGTCTTTGTACCTAGATGCGTAGGAGCGGTAAGCAGCGTTGGCTACAGCGAGATCAGAGTGCACTTTACCAAGTGCCTGAATGTCTGCATCCATTCCGTCCTTAACCATCGTCAAAAGACGCTGTTCCGCTGGGTCTGTAGATGCCCGAATCTTTCCGTTTAGTGTCCTAATGCCAGACATTAAGTCTTGCACCGTAACTTCTGGAGCCGCCCCTTTTTCTGGTGGCTTCAGGCTTGTGATGATCTTCTGAATAGGATCAGGAAGATCACCCCACAGCCCGGCTCCCTTTGCGCCCTTGGCTTCGAGTGCGGCTTGATAGGTATTCTGTGCCTTTGACTTCAGACCGGCAACCTTGACGTCGTCATACTTCTTGTTGACATCAGCCTTCTCAAGCTCGCGTTTCTCGTTAAGAATGGTCTTTGCCGTAGCACTGGCTTGATTTTTTACGCCTCCTCTAGCCGAAATCTTTGCACGAGCCGTTTCAAGGGCCTGCTGTGCCCCCTCAAGCATACTTTCAGCAGTCTGCACGACACCAGCAGCCGCTGTTTTGGCTGCCTGTGCGTTTGCAATCGACTCGTTTAGTATGTTGGCAGCAGCTTGGTCGCCAGATTGAATGAAGGCATCAGAAGCTGCTTGAGCTTCATCCAAAAGCCTCTGCCGCTGCTGCATCAAGAACTGTTCCGCCTCCTCAAATGATGCACCTCGTTGTTGAAGCGCATCAGTGATATTTCTGGCCGTTGCCGCTCTTGACTCTGCGCGAACCTGGCGCAAGCCGGCATCCATGTTTGCCAAGGCATTTCCAAGCGAAATCAGTCCCTCGTTACCAGAGATCTCACTTGTGAGCGGGGTGACACCTCCGCCAGTTAGCCTGCTTGGTGCGCCTTCGACTCGCATCGCCAACGCCTCCGGGATTCCACCGGCCTCAGTGGCATACTGCTGAACAATGTTTCCAGCAACCTCTCTGGCTTTTTGTTCAGTGCGAATTGGACGTTGCATTAAACGCCCAGTCATTTGCTTGGGCTCCAATAGTCCTCCAGTAACACCCCCAACCAATGCACGCTCTATACCTCCACCCATGGCTGCCGGTATTCCAGCTCCTAGCGCAGAGCCAATAGCAACAGCAGCGATTGATGCCGTGTCACCAGCAATTGCCTTTTGAAGGGTTCCAACTGCTGGTCTAAGCGTAGCAAGTTGTGGGATGGCCTCCCCAACAGCACGAGAGCCTCTAGCACGAGCCTCGTCAAACACAGCCTGTGCCTGTGCCGCAGCCTGTTGTTGTGGAGTCTGGAACTCGGACACAAGACCTTCCTGCGCCAATCCACCAGCCATTGCGCCGGCCACGCCTCCAGTTACTGCTCCTACAGGACCAAGTAATGATCCAACAGCGCCTCCAGCAACGCCTCCAGCAGTTGGTCCAACCTGGCTAATTGTGCCACGGGCGATAGCGCCAATCATAGACGGCTCCATCTCCTTCTTGTACTGCTCCCAGATAGGAGCCAGCACAGGATACTGCTGTGGGTCTAAGGTTGCAGTCGGACTTAGAGCACCAGAAGCCACTTCCTTGTTAAGCACATCACGAATCGAACCAGTGCGCTCAAGCTGGCCGGTAATGGCCTGAACGTTTGATTCAGTTGGAACTCCGCCTTGCGGTGACTTTACTTTCAACAGATCAGCAGCCAACTCAGGCGGAGGCACAAAGTCAGCAAGAGTTGCGCGAACCTCTTCAGCCGGCCTTCCTTGAAACTCAATAGGCTTCTCCAGCATTCCGGGCTGCTCGACTGGCATTTGAGCAGCAGGCTGCTGTGAACGCATCTGTCGTATGGCATCTGCAAACACTTTCGCATCGGCAGTATTTCCTGCCGCATCCGCTTTTATTAAAGCCGCGCTAAGTTCTTCGATGGTAGCCATTAGCGGTACTTGTTGAGAAGTGCGCCTAAATCAGCACCTGCTGCTGGAGCCATTGCGTTTTGGTCAAGAGTGTTGCCCACCTTGTTAAACCAAGCGTGGAATGCTGTTCCTTTTTTGATTGGAGAACCAAAAATCTGCAACTCCTTCATAGAGTTTCCTGCGCTACCATTATTTTCAGACACCCAAGCAAGTTTTGCCTCGTTATACTTAGCTGCATACTCAGACAGTCTAGCCATTGCCTCTACGCCTTTTCTAAACTGTTCCGGGCTTGCATTTTTTGACATCACTCCAGCCTGTGCAAATTTACGGTCAGCATCAGACGCGCTACCAGGAGGCAGGCTTTTAATGACCTCAGAATTTGCCAGCTTTTGATACTCGGTCCTGAGCATCGTGATGTCGTTGCCAAGAAGTGGCACATTGTCCCTAACCCACTGCCAAGCTGCGCCCTTAAATGTACTGGGAATTTTTACTTCACCAGAATCAACTTTTGCCAAAATATCGTTTGCAAGAGAAGCGTTTTGAGTGTTTGTTGCAGCGGCATCGCTAAGTTCTTTTGCATACTTATTTGTTGATGCAAAAACTTTAACCTTTTCACTCCTGCCTTGTTCCAGCTTTTGCTTTATTTCCTCAATTTGAAGCCTTTCTTTTTCGAGGTCCAAAGCACGTTTCTCTTCGTCAATTACTTTTTGTGATCCAACACCAGTTGTTCTGGCTTCCTTTTCAAGGGCAACAATCGAGTCAAGCACTTTAGTGTCAACCGCGCCAAGCATTTGAAGCGCAGATAACTTTCCAGCATTTGGATTAGCCTCAAGAAGCATTCCCTGAGCCTTGATGCCATCAGCCATTGCTTTTAACTGAGGATTATTGCCTCCAGAATTTCTTATGGCCTGCTCAAAGGTGCTGTATGTCTGCTTTGCTCCCTCAATATTTCCTGCTTCAAGTTGAGTGGTTGCCGTTATGAGAGCCGTCTTTGACGCCTTTTGATACTCTTCAGGCAATGCACTGAAGTTGTCCATGATTTGCTTGGAAATCTCAGGCCTTATCAATGCAAGTTGATTTGCAATCGGAACAATTTCAGCCATCGACGCATCCGCTGGCAACGAGTTGAGCTTTCCAAAAAGCTCTTGTTGCCGCGCCTGTGCTATAGCTTGCTGCTCCATCTGACGCACACGATCCTGTTGCGCCTGTTCAAATGTAATTTTACCCTGACGCAACGCTTCTGCGGAGGCCGCCATTGACTGACCAATCTGACCAATCCTTGCACGTTCAGCCTGAAGCTGAAGCGGCTGCATCTCCTTCTGAAACGCAGCCTGCTGTTGCGCTATAGCAGCCTGATCCTGCATGTTTCGGATCTGCATGATCCCAGACAAGCTCTGAAGGAAGTTCTGAGCCGGGGGCTGCGGGATATTAACCGTGTAGTCGTAAGGTCCAGCCATAAAAATTAAGCAGGTGAATACCATCCTCCAGCACCGCCAGGAGCTGTGGGAGCAAAATACTCAACAGGAGCACCTCCGTAAGCAGCCTGAGCCTCTGCTTGACTCCCATAGAACCCGCCAGTGCCAATTCCAGATGTAAGGCTTGGTTTGTTCAAAGCCTGCAATAGCGAGTAATTTTGGAGTCCTCCTCCAATACTTCCTGCGATGCCACCAGCTCCCTGTGCAAACGCATTTGCTGCCCCAATCTGACCGGCGGCCAATGCTTGTCCTTGTCCAACCATCAGGTTGCCAATGTTCTGAGCAGACTGTTGTCCTGCTGCCGCTGTCCCAGCTGCTGATGCCTGACCAAGGCGTAATAGGTTTTCAGCAGAGGTCGAACCCAACGAGGTTAAGCCAGCCAGCTTGCCGTACTGAGACTCGATGAGTTGGTTAAGCAGGGCAGGACGAAATTGACTCAATGCAGCCTGCACGTTGCCGCCTCGAAGCCCACCAGTAGCCGCAGCGTTCTGAAGGATACCTTGTTCGCCTTGACGGGCCAGTTCTTGAAACTGCGCAGACTGCTGGATCTGATTGATTGCAGCCTGTTGTTCGCCAGCACCGCGAAGTCCAGCGAGTCCCTGCATGGCTTGTAGCGCACCAGGGCCAGCGCCAATGTATGGCTGAGTTAAGTCTGGTTTGCCGGCCTGAACGTAAGGAGAGAGCAGTTCTCGGATCGCGTCAAATTGCCTGCGCTGCTCATCAATAGCCTGTCCTTGTGACGCAGCCTGCGTTGATGCGGCAGACTTTGCAGCAGAAGAAGCCTTGCTGCCGCTAATTAGAGAAGCTCCTGCTCCAAGTGCTCCTGCTGCAAGAAGGGCTGTTCCAGTTGCAATTGCCATACTAGTTTAGTCGTTTGATGTAAACCGTCTCAGAATGCTGGTATCCAATCCTTTTGAGAAGCGGACTAAAATCTTTAGAGGCCGTTACATGTTGCGTGACAAATAAAACCCCATCCTCTTTTAGCTGATCGTCGCACCACCTCAAGAATCTGGAGGCATTAAAGCCGCTCCTAACATCTGGATGCAAAAACATCACATCATGTTGAGCGGTAGGCTTCCCGTACTCTGGATGAACAATAACAGCAAAAATATTGTAACCTTTAAGCACTCCATCCTGTCTGAGTGTATAAAGGCGCAGCATGTCATTTGAGTCCAAGCTCTCATACATCTCTCTTGGAACTCGAATCCTTACATCTGCGATCACTCCTCCGATCTCCCTGTTGTGCATCTCTCCAAGAGGCAAAACTTCAGCCTCGAACTCTTTTGTAAAGCGTTCGCGCTGAAATTCCACCTGTCCTGATGCAACTGCAACCATGTTAGGTGATCTCCCTCCCAGATGCGGTGAACGTCAAAGCAGAAGCAGTCCCAGCGAGCGTCGAAATGAACCCACCGGCTTCAAGTACCTGACCAACAAGCTCAGGACACAGATAAGTCTCACCGGGCACAATCGAGCGGGTCTTGACGATGAGATTTGAGTTCCCAGCAGAACCGCCAGAAACGATCAAGTTTACGCTCAATGTCACGTTAGCTGTGTTCGTATTCGTCACAGTCGCCTTGTCGATAATGGTCTTGCAGTTGACAGCGGTGTACTGCGCAGTCTGAGAGTTCTCAAGCTGCTTAGGCGGGATGATGTTTTTGACTGTGACAGCCATAGTTAGGAAATGTTGTCTGTGACCGTGAGAATCACCGAGGGAATGGCAGGGACTGGAGGAGTGGCTGCCGAGGCCAATATCTGGCAAGAGGTGTCATCTGTGCTCCAGGTTAGCTCGAAGTAATCTCCGGCGTTGAGTGGCAACACGAAATTCCACGCGGCAACTGTTTCTGCGTTGTTGCCTTGAATACGAATCTGAGTCGCAGAGTCTGGAATGTCAATTCCATTCACTCTGGGCCAGATAAAGACAAGGCCAACCCCGCCTGAAATCTTGTCAAGCTGCGCAGAGAACTGAAAGTTGTAGATGCCCTCTGTGTCGATGTAGATCCGGCTGTTTGGTGTCCCGGTGTAGACTCCAAAAGACAGATCCGTTGCGTTAAACGTCATCGGGTACGCCGTGTTGATGACAGCAGCGGTCTGGGTAGCTGTACTGTGAAACACTCCATAGCGTTTCCTGCGCACCTCATTGATGACTGGAGGCAGAATGTCTGGCTGCGCAGTCACCTGTACGACTGGAGGAGCAATGTCAGAAACACTGCTCACTTCAACGCTCCGAGGAGCCAGTGCAAGCAGCTCAACCGCGTTTGCCAACCTGTCTATAGCGGACAGTGCCTGAATGGCCTTAGAATCCGCATTCTGTGCGTTTACAGACACCTCCTCAACTATAGTCGCGCTGTCGTTCAGACTGGATGGGATAAGCTCGAAAAGCTGCTCAAAAGCCCGGATCGCCCGTTGAGAGGGCAGAAACTGAGCCAACTCGTTACGAGTGATCTTGTACGGTCCCTCGATCATACAGCAAGCGGTTCAACTCTGGCCTCAAGCCTCGCCACAGAAAGCTGTGCGTCACTTGTGCCCCGGAACTTCTGTGCCCTCCACTGCCTCATACGTCCCTGCTGGAGCCATGAAAGCCTCTTGCCACGCACACCAGTTACGCCGGCCTTACACACTCGCTCCTGGCTGTAAGTCAATCCGTCCTCGGTGTACGACGTGAATATGCTTGGATCAGCACCAAAGGTGGAGTTCCCGGTCAGCGCTACCAGTTCCATCTCGTGGAAGATCAGGCCCCGGCTTTCGTTGTACAGGATGATCGTCGCAAACTCCCAGCCGTTGAGGACTCC